ATCACCACAGCGGACATGGAATATGATGAGCGTCTTGGCGAGGTTCTTCGGCCGATTACTCAGGACCGCGGCGGAATGCCTATTGGCTTTGATATTGCTGCCTCTCTAAAGGAAGACATCGAGAAGGGATTCTTCCTCGATAAGATACAGCTTCCTGCGTTCGACACAAAGGAAATGACGGCGTTCGAGGTGCAGACACGCATCAGCGAGCACATCCGTTCGTCGGCTCCTATCTTTGAACCTATCGAGCAAGAGTATAGCGCGCCCCTTATGGACGGCGTGTTCAACCTGTTGATGGACCACGGCGCGTTTCCCCTCGACCGAATGCCAGAAAGTCTATCTGACAAGGAAATCAAGTTCTCGTTCAACTCGCCTCTTAGCGAGATGGCAGACCAGGGCGACACCGAGAAATACCTCGCAGTCGTAAACAACATTCTTGCACCGCTTGCAGAGCTTGCACCGGAGCAGCTTGAGAATGCGGACATGACCACGGCCACGCGCGACGCCATGAAGGCTGCCGGGTGGAAGGCGAAATGGTTTAATCCAGAGGAGAAGGTCGCAGAAGCGGCAGAGATGATGGCGCAGAAGCGTCAGCAGGCGGAGGAGCTTATGCAGGCGCAAATGCTAGGCGCAGCGGCAGAGCAGGGCGGAAAAGGAATGCAGGAGGTAAAGAAGGCGGGTGCAGAAACCTAAAGAGTATTGGCATCCTCCGGCGTATGTGCAGGACGACGTTCGCGCTGTCCAGGCACTAGCCGAGGGAGATGCTAGCCCACAGCAACAGCAACGCGCGTTGCGGTGGATTGTAGAGCAGGCTTGCGCAGTATATGACGAGCCATTTCGACCGGGCGACCCCAGCGTAGTGAACTACATGCTAGGGCGGCGGTCAGTAGGGCTTGCGGTTATCAAGTTAATGAAATTGTCGCAAGAAGTTTTCACAGAGAGCAGGGACTTTAGAGAAGATGATGGCAGAGGCAGAGGCGACCGAAACCGAAGTAGTCGAAACGACCGAAACAGAGACGGAAGTCCAAGAGACTACTACTGAGACTAAAGACGTTGGGCAGAAAACCGAAGAAGTAAAGGAAGATGCACAACAGAAGTCCGAGGAAAAGTCTGAAGAGAAGGCTGACTATTGGCCAAAGGACTGGCGTGAGCAAGTTGCAAAGCACGCCTCCGCTGGCAACGAAAAGGCATACGAGCGCGAGCTTAAACGCCTTCAGCGCGTCACGGACCCGGCGGCTATCTACGGTAACTACCGCGAGGCGGAGTCCAAGATAAGCTCCAACAAGGCCATCTTCAAGCCCGGCGCGAAGGCGACCGAAGACGAGGTTAAGGCGTACCATAAGGCACTGGGTGTTCCAGACAAGCCAGCAGACTACATCGAAAACCTTGTGTTGCCGCACGACATGACGCTCGGCGAACAGGATGCCGAAATTGCCGGAGCTTTCGCCTCCGAGATGCACGAGGCCGGCGCTAGCCAGGAAGTCATGAATAAGGCTATGGGCTGGTACTACATGCAGCAGGAGAACGCTGCCGCAGAGCAAGACGACATGGACGACCAGCAAAAGAACGCGTCTATCGAGGAGCTAAAGGAAGAGTATGGAGCGGCATATAAACGTAAGACTGCCGGCATTGCCAGTTTGTTTGCAGCGGCGCCGGGTGGCGCGGACGTTAGTAACGGCGACTCTTTATACTCTCGTCTCATTGGGGGTAGGCTTAGTGACGGTTCTCTTGTGGGTAATGACCCTGATGTTGTCCGGTGGCTTGCAAATCTTGCAGGTGACGTGAACCCAGCGGCATCCACACTACCCGATGGACTCGGGAGCCCCAAATCACTCACCGATGAGATTGCTGAGATTGAAAAGATTATGCGGACAGACAAGCGTGAGTATTTCAAAAACCACGCCGGTCGCTATGCTGAACTACTCAGCGTCCGCGAAAGATTAAAGGCAAAGGGCTAATAGCCTTTCGTCTTTATACCGAAGCAACGATAGTCAACCCAGCGATGGCGCTTGAGTAGCTTCACCTAAACCCCACTGCCTAGACGGCTCCATACCCCACGCCAAGGACAACCCGCAAGGCCCCTTACAGTGACGTTGGATAACCCGCGAAGCAGTATTCTAACCAGAAACCGAAAGGAGCAGACTCATGGCTGAGTCAGCCCCACAAATTCAATACCGGCAGGAGCTGGTAAGTGAATTTGAAGAAGGTATGTCATGGTTGCGCCAGACGACTGTTAACGAAGCAGTCATCAAGGGCAATCAGGCTACATTCCTCGTCGGTGGCTCGGGTGGAGCAGCAGCAGTTACTCGCGGAATCAATGGTTTGATTCCCGCGCGTGCTGACTCTCTTACTCAGAACACCGCTACCCTTGTTGAATGGCATGACCTTGTTCGCAAGTCACGCTTCAACATTTTCCAGAGCCAGGGCGACCAGCGTCGCCTGATGCAGGAGACGTGCCGCAAGGTACTGAACCGTCGCATTGACGCTGACATCGTGTCTGTTCTCGACACCGCAACCAACAACCTCGGCGCGGCTGCCGTTATGACCCTTGCTATTGCAGCAAAGGCCATGACCACGCTTGGCGAGAATGAAGTTGCGACTGAAGATGCCGACAAAATGTGGGCAGTTGCAACCCCCGCCGTTCGCGGTTATCTCATGCAGATTGCTGAGTTCTCCTCAGTAGACTACGTTGAGATGAAATTCTTGAACGGGCCTGCTCGTCGCGTTATGCGCTGGGCTGGATTTAACTGGATTTTCCATCCGAATTTGACCGGAGTTGGTACAGCGAGCGAGAAGTGTTACTTCTTCCATCGCGATGCCGTCGGCTCCGCGTTCGACTCGGGCGAGGGTCTAAATACGGCTATTGGATACGACGATGAGCAGGACTATTCCTACGCTCGTTGTTCGTCATTCACGGGTGCCGTGATGCTTCAGCAGACCGGCATCGTGCAGTTCTTGCATGACGCTTCAGCCATCTAATAGGGAGACACTCTTATGGGTTACGATAAATCCAAGTTCTCCCTCGTTTCTCAGGGTCTTGCTGCTCACCAAGAGTGGCACTACTATGATACGGGTGGAGAGTCTGTCGCTGGGTACATGGGTGTTGGTTGGTTTACCGATGCCAAGGACCGCGGCGTAGACACTGGTGACCATGTCACCATTTACAATGCCAGCTCCAAGCTCCTTCTTTCGGGCTTGATGGCTGTCGTTCAAGACACGGGCGCTACTCAGGGCTCGTGGAAGCGTGACACGGGCATCTAAGCCCAACCACGTTGAGGGGGGAGCAATACTGCTCCTCCCTTTTCCCTTTGGAGGTATAAATGAAGGCGGAAACTATTCAGCCTACTGAGAAGGCCGTAAAGCAGGCGCGAGATATTCGGACAGTTACTCCCCCGGCAAAGCCAGTTAAGGCGCCGGTGGACATGAAACTGGACCGGAAGAAAACTTATCAGGCCAAGCTATCACACGTTGGCCTTGACCCCGCTGGCCACAAGGCAGCGCAAATTGAATACTTCTTGCCGCCGGAGCACACTTACGAGATGTGCTGTACTCCCTCGTATTGGGTTACGGTTGTCGAGCTGCTAAAGAGGCACGGAGATTTTACCGGCTCCATCCTCCATATCCGCACTAAGGACCACAGGTTCTTTGCGCAGCTATACGTCACTGAAATTTCAGTTCTCGGTTTATATACCCAGGAAGTTCTATTCGCAAAGCTGGGTGTTCAGGAGGACGAGGTTTCCAGCGAAAAGTTCAAGTGGATTTGGAACGATACCATGTCCGGTTATGACATCATACGAATTGCAGACGGCGCTACTGTAGCCTCTGCAAAGGAAATGAAGCGCCTCCAATCGGTGAAGGATTGGCTGGAGAAGTGGGACCACTAACATGGCGACTAAACTTGCACTGTTCAATAACGCTCTAATCGAGCTGGGGCATAAGCCTGTCTCTGATACAGGTGAAACTGTTACGGCAGCGCGCACACTTGGGCGCGTTTTCGACGGCGTTGTGGAGGAGTGCTTGGCCAACGCAAGTTGGAACTTCGCTATGGAAACAATAAAGGCCACGTCGGACACCGGCGTGACCCCAGGCTTCGGTTACTCTGAAGTGTTTGCGAAGCCAAGCGATTGGCTTCGCACTATGGCTGTAAGCCAGGACGAGTATTTCACGTTCCCAGAGATTAACTACTTTGACGACTCTAATTTCTGGAGCGCCGACTATAGTCCTCTCTACATCCGGTACGTCTCTAATGACACCGGCCTTGGCTTGGACCTTACGCGTTGGCCGCAGCTATTCACTCGCTATGTGGAGCTGGAGCTTGCCCTTCGCACATGCTATAAGCTTACGCAGTCTCGCGAGCTGGCCAAAGATATAAAGATAGACCGAAACAAAGCGCGCCTCAACGCCAAGAATGTTGACGCTATGGACGAGGCCAACCCCAAGTTCGCTCCCCCGTCGTCTTGGACGACCGCACGCCAAGGCCGCTCCGGCTCTACGCGTGACCGGGGCTCACGTTCAAAACTAACAGGATAATCCTTATGGGTCGCGGCAATACACCTTTTGTCGCATTCAACCGTGGTCTAATCTCGGACAACTCGCTCGCGCGTGTTGACCTTGACCGTACCCGGCTGAGTGCGCACGTCATGAAAAACTGGCTGCCTAAGACGCAGGGCAACATGATTATCCGCCCAGGCACTATGTATAAGGGCGAGACGCACAACGACACCGGCGCCACATGGATTGAGTTCATTGCGGCGACCGACGACGTGGCCCTAATTGAGCTTACGAACGACACCGGCGTAGATGCGGCTGGCACTTCACGCTTCTGGACCGGCACCGACGGCCACAACCTATCGTTGGTCAAGCGTCCGAATGTAGATACTACAGTACAGGTGTATGATACCGGCTGGGTGGATTCATCCTCTGGCGGCACCGTATCAGTCGCGAGCAACAACGATATTATGCCGACGTTTTCTGCCAATACCAACGGCTCCTATGAGATAACCGTTGGCATCTTTGGTGCTGGCACCGGCACGGGTGAATTGCTTGGCGGCGGCGTGTCCGGCGACAACGACTACGCACGTTGGCGTGCGGCAAACGACGAGACTTCAAGAGAGTGGCGCGACACGGGTAAGTCTGGCGGCGCGCAGCTTCCGACAATGTGGAGTTTGGACCTTGATTACTGGCAAGACACTGGCGGCGGCGCCAGTGACACCAGCCTCCATAAGGCCGTTACCGGCTACTCCCTGCGCGCGTCGAACGAGTCAACCTACCTTGACAACATGGCTGGCTCATGGCGACTGCTTGCGAGCAATTACGACACGGGAACGTATGCGACCGACACCGGCAAGTGGACTATGGAGCACGCGGTTATTGATACCGGCAATTGGTCTACCTCAGAGCAACGCATATATCAGATACCTGCGGCGGACACCGGCACCATCGAGGCCCGCCGTCACTGGCGTTTCCTTATTACCCATGCCGCCGCAACTGGCCCACCAGCGGCAGCCGATAGATTTCTCGTCGTCGGCGAGTTTGAATTTTTCGTGGGCTCGCAGTCCACCGGGCAGTTCTACACTGCGGGGACGACGCGCGTACTCAACGCCAGCTCGGTGGGCGGACGGTCCAGGGGCAAAAAGCGTGTTGTCGTTGCGGGCGGCGACCAAAACGTAGAGCACGGCCTCTACGTTAAAGTCTCGACCGGCCCGGTAAGCATTCGCGTGGGCTCCTCGGATGAGGCGGAGGACTATGTAAGCGAAACGTCGCTTGGCACCGGCGAGCACAACTTGGCATTTACCCCAACAGGCGACTTTCACATTACCCTGTTCTCTGATGTCGCGGCCAATAGAGTGGTTGATGAGCTGCGTATTGGCGACACCGGCACAGTAGAGCTTAAAACGCCTTGGGTGGCTACCGACCTTGACAATGTTCGCTACGACCAGAGCGCCGACGTTGTGTTCGTCGATTGTGATTCCGTTCATCCCCAGAAGATTGAGCGGCGGGGCAGCGGCCGGTCATGGTCCATTGTTAAGTATCTGCCGCTCGGACCTATTAAACTTCAGCCATCCTCGGGCGCAAAGCTGTCCCCAGGTGGCTATGCTGGCAACATTGACCTATATTCCGACACCCCATTCTTTACCTCGGAGCGCATCGGCGGGCTTATCCGCATATTCCAAAACGGACAGAATGGCGTCTGGAACCTTGGTGCCAAGGATGCCTTTACCGATGCTATTGAAGTTACAGGCATTGGTGACACTGGCGCAGGCGGCGGCACCGGCGAGCGACGTATAGTCGTAGACACGTCCGGCGTCTATGCAGGAACGTTTGTGATTGAGCGGTCATTCGACGGTCCCGACCTTGGGTTCAAACAGCTTACATCCAAGCGCGTCAACGACACAGGAAGCCAGGGCAGCGACACCGCAGTTGACACCGGCAACAAGCACAAGATTATTGACGACCAAGAGGATAATATTAAGGTTTGGTATAGAGTTCGGATGAAGGAATATACTTCCGGCATCTGCAACGTGCGAATTACCTACGATGGGGGCAGCACTACGGGCGTGTGCCGCCTTACAAACTTTATCTCTGCGACCCATGTCCACGCGGAGGTTCTTAACCGCTTCTCCGACACCGGCACGCCGACTAAGGAGTGGGAAGAGGGCTATTGGTCTGACCAGCTGGGCTACCCCACATCGGTTGCGCTACACGGAGGCAGAATCTATCACGCACAAGGGGGCTCTATCTTTGGCTCTGTCTCCGACGACTACGAAAGCTATAGCGATAATGTGGAGGGTGACGCGGCGCCTATTATTCGCACTCTGGGCAGTGGCCCTGTCGATAATATATTCTATCTCGTTTCCCTACTAAGGCTTATCATCGGCACGTCGGGCGCTGAAGTCGCGCTCCGCTCGTCGTCACTTGACGAGCCGGTAACACCGGAAAACTCCAATGCACGTACCTTCAGCACTCAGGGCTCCGATAACTTGCGGGCTCTCAAGATGGATACTAATGCAATCTTTGTTCAACGCAGTGGCCAGCGTGTTTTCCTTATTGGATTCGGACTTGAGGGAGACGCTCTAGGCGACTACAAGAACAGCGAGCTAACCTTCCTTGTCCCCGACCTTCTCGCGTCGGGCGTGAGGTCACTCGCCGTGCAGCGCCAGCCAGACACACGCTTTCACTTTGTCTTGGCTGATGGCACCGTTGCTATCTTAACCTATGAACCAGAAGAGGAAGTGCTTGCGTGGTCTACGTTTACTACTGACACCGGCACTGACAGTAAGGTAGAGCGTGCAATGATTCTACCGGGTGCCAATGAAGA